GCTCAGATAGCCCTTGACGGCTGCGCCCATGTCCACCTTATCGCCGTAGACCGGATGGGTGCCCACCGGCTCACTGGCAAAGGGGAAGAAGTAACTGGACACCATACCAAGAGGTGTTTTAACTGCTTTGTTGCCCATGGTTTCCTCCTTACAGATTTTTGGATTTTAAGTATTCATCATACACGGCGAACTCTGCCGCCTCTACTTGAGCGGCAGACGCTTCAACTGTGCTGTGCATCCACATTTTTGCGGGTATTCCACGCCTTGATGCGCCGAACTCGTGAATAAAGCCGACTTCGTTATTAGTCACATCGACAGTGTCCCCGCCGACCGTGTACGTTCTGCCGTGCTTGGACTGCTTATAGACCTTTGTCACAGCCCTACGATTCCGGGTTCCATGCTTACCATAGGGATAGATCCTATAAATGATTTCGCCATGGCGAAGTTTTCGGAACGCTTGAATGGAATTCAATAGACGGCCCGTCTTGATCAGTCCTAATGCTTCAATTTTTTTCTTCAGCGCTGCAACAAGAACATCCGCTCCCGCCTTCAGCATGTCGTCTTTGATTGAATCCGGCAGCTCTGCAGCCTCTTTGAGAGACAGGGAAAACTCATCTAAGCCATTGACCGTGAAGCCCATCAGCCCACCTCCAGATCCAGCGCCTGACACTCCAGAACGTAGTGCTGGCCCTCCAGATCGCTGGCGTTGGTATAATCCCCAACCGCAAGACCGGCGTCCAGCATGGCCCGCCGAAGCTGCCGTTTCAGGCGGATCGGCGTCTGCCCCAGCGGCAGATACAGGTGCAGCTGGATCAGATACCGAATGGCCTGCGGCTCATCGTCACCGAACACATCCGGCGACTCCGTGTAGTTGAACACGCAGTAGACCTCTGCCGGAGTCTCCCCAGCGTCGGGCCGGTACACATCCGGAACGCATACCGGCACGATGGGCGTCACCGCCTGGATGATGGTCTCGTTGATGCTCATACTCAGCCTCCCGCCGTCAGCAGCTTGGCGATCAGCTCCGTATACTCGCCGCCATCGCCGTAGTCATTGACGTACTCGATCTCGTAGTCTGCGCCGTTGTACCGCACCCGGTCCTTTCGGCTGATGGCCGTATGTCCGGAGCGGATCAGGAACCGGACCTTGACGTCGCCCATGTCCGCGCCCTGCCGCAGCGCCTCGGAGCCGCTGACCCGGGAGAACTGCGCCCAGGGGCGCCGGATCACCGTCTCCGTGGGGGCTGCGTAGCCGTCCGCATTCGGCGCGGTGGAGATCCGCACGATCTCCACCCGCTTATTCAGCTTTCCAGCATTCACGTCCATATCAGCCCTCCGTGTCCGATTCGGACCGCACCGGCTCCGTCAGCTTCAGCTGGTTCAGCCGCCGCCGGAAAGCCGGGTTGTCTGCAAACGCCTTGTCGGCGGTCTGAGTGCCCCGGCTGTCCCAGGCGTCCAGCACCAGCGCCAGAATGCAGGTATTGTATTGGGGCAGGCGGGCGGAACCGGCCTCCGGCTCCGCCACGCCCGCGTTGCGCATGTAGCTGACGGCGTCCGCATGGAAACCTTCCAGCAGGGCCAGGTCCTCCGGCGTGGGATCGTCGATCCGGCAGTAGCTCAGGATGCTGGCCTGCCGGTCACTAAACGCCGCCATCCGTCACCCCTCCGATCAGCCGCCGGCGCGCTCGTAGCCGGTGAAGACCACAGCGGTATCGTCCACGCTCTCGGCGTCCATGCGGCACAGGCAGCGCAGCTCATAGGCATCGTTGGCCCACGCGTCGCCACCGATATCCGTAGCCGCTACCTCCATGCCCTTACGGACAAACAGAGTTGCCGCCGCCTTGAAGTCACCGATAAACAGGGGATCGTAGGTCTTAGACGCGGCCTTGTGCTCACCGATGAGATCGTTGTCGCCGTAGACCACGCGGCGGCCCTTGAAGCGATCGAAATCGCCAGACACGTCAGGCACCAGCATAGGCCGGTTGTTGCCGTCCACCCAGTTGTCCATCTCATCGTAGACGTTCTGGTTGGTCAGCAACACAGCACCACGGCTGTATGCCGTGTTCAGGCTCTTGTTCAGGATGGACTTAATGGCCTTGACCTTGTCCTTGTCGGTGGTGGCGCTCTGAGCCGTGAAGGTCAGTTTCTTCAGGATCGTCAGCAGCAGATCATTCTTGGTCAGGATGTACTTGGGACCAAACCACTGGGCCAGGTACTGGATCAGGCCGGCGGTATTGTCCTCCATCAGCTCGCTGGACACCACCAGGCGGTCGCCGTACTTGCCGATGTTGTAGCTCACCTTCTTGAACTTGGGCTGGTTATTCTTGCCGATGGCGGTGTTCTCGCCCACCAGAGGCAGTTTGGTCCGCTGGCCCGCCACCTCAACGGCACGCCAGCCGGTCATGGTGGAAACCGTCTCCACGTTGAACAGGGTGGAGAGATCCAGATAGTCCTTGGTCTCATGGATGATGGCGTTGTCGAAATCAATGGGAACGAGGAAACCGCCGTCGGAACCGACGGGAGTGCCGCCGCCCACCGTCAGGGCCTTGTGCAGAATGTTGAACTTCTCCACACCCATGGACTTCTTCACGGTCATGCCCGTCCGCAAAGCCTCAGCCCACGCCTTCGCGTACTCCGGATCAGACCGGATGGCGTCCACGCTCTTCTCGGTCTCCTCTTCCGCCTTCTTCTTCTGCTGCTGGGCGTGCAGAGCCTTCATCTTGGGGTCGCCCTCGGCGAAGCGGCCTTCCTCGGCCAACTGAAGTTCTGCGGCGTCGATCTCCTCGTTCATCTTCTGGACCTCGCCCATCAGGGTCTTGTGGGCGTCAAAATCCTTTTTCGCCAGCAAGCCCTCACCCTCGCGGACTTTTTCCGCCCGCTTGTTTTTCAGTTCCAGCAATTCCTGATAAGTCATGTCTCACATACCTCCATATCGTCTTGTTTCTAATTCCTGCATGGCCTCCGCCATGCGCTGGGTCTCAGGATCGGAAGCCGGCTCTGCCGGGCCTCCGTAGCGCTTGGACTTGATCACGCCGGCCTCCGGCTGGGCCGGAACGGCCACAAAGGAAACCTCATAGGCGTCTTTGGGATCGTCTAACGCCATCACGCACAGCTGGCCATCATAGGTCTTTCCGGCATGATGCTCGCAGTAAGCCTTGGCCTGATCCGCTCCGCAGATGGAGCAAATGGCGCTGCCCATGGCACACCCCACACTGCACTCCCGCAGGATGCCGGTTTCGATCGCGGCGATCGTTCCGGCCGTGCTGTCAGAGCGGGGCATATAGCACCGCAGCACCAGCTGCTTGGTCTCGCCCCGGGTCTCCACGTCAGCGGCGTAGACTCGGGCCGTCTGGTTGGCGGCAGTCCACATGTGATCCATCAGCACAGACTTGCCGACAAACAGCGGAGCCAACCCCTCCAAGGCCTTGTCCGTAAACCGCTCATGATCCCGATCCACCTGATTGTCGCAAGCTGCCAGCCGAAAGGTAAAGATCTCCTCGGCTGTCAGCTCCCGCAGAGCCTGCTTATTGATGAGCGCCAGCTCCGCCGCGTTGACCGCCTGTTTTTCCACATGGGCGGCCTTTAAAATTCCATTCATGCTGTACCTCCATCATCCGGATCTTTTCCCAGCGCCCGGATCACGCTCAGGCGGTCAAAATCCGCCAGGGGACCGTAGTTCCAGCTTGCATAGTAGGTGCTGCCGCCGGGGATCCTGCCCCGGTCCTCCAGCGCCCGGATCTCGTCGGCGTTGAGTGCACCGATCTCCCGCAGTGCCCGGTAGTAAGCAGCCTGAGCCGTGGTGTCACCCTTGAGGAATACCTTCAGCTCCCGCTTGATCCGCAGACCGCCCGCCCGCTCAGACGGCAGCAGCAGCTTGTAGGTGTCCTCCTGCCCCCACTGGGTCTCGTAGCCCAGCAAGGTGTAGTTGACAAACTCAATGCCGTTTTGCTCATTGCTGGCGTAGCTCTGCTTTCCGGCATAGGCCAGATGGAGGGGTACGCCGAAGAACCGACACACATCCGCCACCCGGATTTCGTTGCTCTCAACAAATTGTGCGTCACTGTTGGTCATGGAGATGGGCTGATACTTCAAGCCCAGGTCCAGCACCGCCACCCGGAACGCTTTGTCTGGACCCCGGTGCACACTCTCCCAGGAGCGCCGCAGCTCCTCTTTGGGATCGACCCATACGGTAGAGCCGTCCGCCTGCACGCGCTGGACTTGCCCGCCCAGGTCAGAATCTGTGGTCAGGATGCCGCAGGGCTGCCCGCCGTTGAGCCACGTGCTGTTCTCGTACTGCGCCGCAGCCCGGGCGGTGCTCAGCGTCAGGGACGCCCGCTTGAGCACGCTCACGCCCTCGATGCCGTCCTCGCTGTATGCCTTGTAGTGGATCACATCCTCCGGACGAAGCAGCGTCATCTCGCCGCTGACCGGGTGGGTGAACACATACCAGAAATCGCCGATATCATCGAAAACCGGCGATACATAGTCCGGAGGCAGAGGGATCAGCTCCTGTGGCCGGCCGCTCCGGGGATCCCGCACGATACCTGCATAGGCATTGCCCCGCAGCAACTGGTTGCACATCATCAGCCGCTGGTAGTCGAAGGTGCTCATGGACTCATTGGCCCGGCTCCACAGCATAGGCTGGAGAGGATGATCCGGCAGCCTCTCCTTAGTGGACTCATTCATGGTGTACACCGGAAGCACCGCCATAGACGTGCTCAAGACCTCCACGCACCGGTTGACCGTTGACACCTTCATTGCCTTGTCCCGGCTCATGGCTACGCTCTCTTCGCCGGAAATCCAGCCCGCCGGGTTATCCAAAGTCATCGTTGGGATCGCCCCTCCGAGAGATTTCTGCCGGGGACTGTCCAGTGTCCGCCCAGCTCTCACCAGGCCCTTGCGCAAACTCATCTGTCGTCCTCCTCACCAAACATGGCTACCACAGCACCAGCCATGGCCAGCACGCCGCCGGTGATCAAACCGGCTGGCAGATAGATCATCCCGGCGCCTACAGCCGTAACGGCTGCACCGGCCACCAAAACGAACATGCTGACATTTTTGACGATTGCCGTTGCAAATCTTTTTCTCATATCTCCACTCCTTACAAGTGATACGCTCGCTGCCGCATCGCCTCCGCCAGATCCGGCTTTTGGTTGCGCTTTACGATCCACGCCGCCACGGCGATAATCCAGGCCACCGTGATGTCGATGCGCCCGATGCTCCGGTTCTTCATGGGCTTCTGGTTTTCGTTTCCATCCACCGCGCACCGCACGTTGCCGAAGCACCACCGGGCGCAGGTGTTGTGAACGTGGAGCATCTTGTGCTCCCTTATCAGCCCCTCCAGCTCCTTCATGGCCGGGCTCATGCCCGCCATAGTCTGGGGGATGGCGATGATCTCCACGCCCTCATCCTGGAGCAGCGGCGTCATGGTGGCCGTCAGATACTGGTCAATACCCAGCGCCCGCAGGTCATACCGCTCCTTGGCGTCCAAAATGGCCGCGATCACGTCCCGGTTGTCGATCATGTCGCCCTGACAGAGGGTGAGGAACCCGGCCCGCTCCCAGTCCCGGTAGGGCACATGGTCCCGCTGCTCCGCCTCCGTCACGCCCTCAAGGGGCCGCCACGCCCGGAACAGGGCCACGCCCTGATCCAGTCCCGGCTGGGGAGGGAACACCAGCACAAAGGCGCTGAGGTCCGTCCGGAGGGACATATCCAGCCCGCCGTAGCAGGTTTTTCCCGTTAGGTGCTCCGCCACCCACGATTCCCGCTCCGCCTTGGCGGAGGGGCCGATCTGGGTCTTATCGTAGAGGGTCAGCGGCAGCCACCCCACATCCTTGGTGCTGATCCACTGGTTCAGCCGCAGCCACCGAAAATTTCGCTCCGCTGCCTCGCTGGCCTTAGCCGCCCGGGCGTCATCCCGGAACTGTCGGGGCTGGATCGTCACGCCATAGCTGGGGTTGCAGGTTTTCCACAGCGCCTCGTCATAGATGTCCAGCTCCGCGATCTTGTCCGGATCGTCCTGCGTCAGGGTGGAAATGCCGTACATAATGGGGAGCCACTGAGGATCATCCTCATCCATGGGACGCTCCGGCTCACCCCGCCGCCATGCCAGCAGCCTGCGGCACTTCTCATGGATCTCCCAGCCGATGGACTTGCGGTCTGGGTCATCGCCGGCTGTGGTCAGCACGATCACCGCCTGCTGGAGCCGGGCCGCGTTGGAGCCCACCGTCAGGACGTCCCACAGCCGCCGGTTTGGCTGGGCGTGCAGTTCGTCGATGATGATGGCCGAAAAGCTGAAACCGTGCTTGGTGTCGGCGTCGCTGCTGTAGACCTTCATCATGCCGCCGAAGCGGGTGCGGATCTCTCGGACGCTGTCCCGGCACCATGCCAGCGGCCGGTGTGCCGGTTGGCCCAGTGCCGTGTGCTCTACCATGTACTTGGCGCACTGGTAAATGATATCCGCGTTGGTTTTATCGGCCGCGAAGATGCCCACCTGCGGGCGGCTTTCGCCGTCATTCACCAGCAGATTCAGCCCCAGCCCTGCCGCAAACTCGCTCTTGCCATTTTTCTTGGCGATCTCGTCATACAGAAACCGGCGGTATCGCACCCACTGGCCGCGATCGTTGCGGATCTGGATGCCGAAGAACTCCCGGATGGCCCGCAGCTCCCACTCCAGAAGGTGGAATGGCTGGCCGGCCCACTGGTTCTGGCCGAACACCAGCATGGAGAAGAATTTCTCCACACGGTCCACCTCGGCCTGGTTGTATCGCAGCTCCGCACCGTCATCCGGCGTCGGTACCTCGATGCCCGGTGCCAGCGTCAGAATTTCAGGCATACCGATCCATGCCTCCCCGGATCAGCTCCAGCATGGGGTTACTGTCCTCCGTCGCCTGCTTGCCGGTATCCGGCACCACCAGACGGCAGCGGCTGGTAACCGTCAGGCCCATATCGTTGGCACAGTTCCGGGCTTGCTTGAAGTATCGCTCCTGGATCTTGCCCCAGCCGTCGGCGTTCTCCTGATCCCGCTGGGCCAGTGCCTTTTCTGCCTCGCCGGTGGCAATGAGCCACTGGTGCTGAGCCACCAGATAGCGGCCAAGAGTATCAGCGTCCAGCTCCGTGTAGAGCCCGGAGGCGATCAGCCGCTTGCCGATGGCCCGGAAGTCCTTTTTCAGCGTCTCCGGCAGCCACTTGGGCGGCTTGGCCGTCTTGGCGGGGGATATCTTTACCTCACCGGCCCTTCGCTCCGCCTCCTCGGTTTTGCTCAGATGCTTTCGCCCGTTGGCGATCACCACATCCGTTGGCTGTCTTTTCCCGGCCATTCCGGCCCTCCTTTCTCCGATGATTTCTGATAAACCGCTGCATGTCCCGTTTCAAGTACGGGCTACTGGTCCGCGCTATGATCCGCTCAGCCTCCTGCACGGTCATTCAGCAGCACCGCCTTTTCCCCGGTCATAGCTTCCCACCGGTTAATGATGACCTGGACATACTTGGGGTCGATTTCCATCATGTAGCACGTCCGCCCCAGCTGCTCACAGGCGATCAACGTTGTCCCGCTTCCGCCAAAGCCATCCAGAACGAGGTCACCCTCCGTGGTAGAATTCAGAATGGCGTTTTCAACCAGGGCTATCGGCTTCATGGTAGGGTGCAAGTCACACTTGCGGGGTTTATCCACATCCCACACGGACGTGTGGAATTTGCCGTTTCCGTACCAGATATGCTTTTTAGTCCACGTGAAAAAAATGGGCTCGTGCTGGTATTCGTAATTCAGGCGGCCCATAGAAAACGTCGGAGAAGATTTCTTCCAAATCAGCATGTGCCGGACTTCCAGGCCGGCCTCCCGCATCATCATCATCATCAAGCCAAGGCTGCCGCCCTGTGGACTGGTGACATAGAAAGAAGCATCGTCCCGGCATGACAGCCGAATGTTGGTCATGGCCTGCAAAAGCATATCGTGAAGATCGCTTTCACTCATGGTGTCTCCGTAGATGTCCTCGGTGCAGCGTCCGCTTTTCCCCCCGGCAACATCATCCAGCATTTGATTTTTGGATCCCACAGCCACGCCGTAAGGCGGGTCTGTAAAAACCATGTTTGCCAGAGCACCATTCATGAGGCGGGTCATAGCCGCCTCATCGGCAGTACTGCCGACCGCCAGACGGTGCCGCCCTAACTGATAGATGTCTCCTTCACGCACGGAGGTTTCTTCCGGGGGATCTTTGTCAAAATCGTCCTCGTAGGCTTCGGATTGCGTATGACTGCTGCCGATTTCTACGCCCAGCTCCTCCATCGCTTCCGCGTCAAAACCGGCGATCTCGGTGTCGAAGTTCAAAGCCTCCAGGCCCTCCAGCTCGATTTTCAGCAGCTCCGTGTCCCATGCTGCCGTCTCGCTCAGCCGGTTGTCTGCCAGGATGTATGCCTTGCGCTGGGCCTCCGTTAGGTTGGTCACCAGCACACAGGGCACCTCGCTCATGCCCTCCGCCCTGGCGGCCTCCACCCGGCCGTGGCCTGCGATGATGTTGTTGTCAAAATCGATGAGCACGGGAGTTACAAAGCCGAACTCCCGCAGACTGGCCCGGATCTGGTTGATCTGCTTTACGCCGTGCTTCTTGGCGTTAT